TGTTGGTGTTGTGTTGCTAATCACCCATCAGAAGTGCTTGGGAACTCTCAGATTACACATCAAGGGCAACCAGTGCTTCCACTGTAGTGCCGCACATTTTCGGTGCAATGTAATTGATGCTACCCGACCGATTCTTGGCCTTGCCGGTCTTCTTGTCAACGTGCACCCAGCCATCACAGTAGTCAAGGCAGGACTGGGCAACACGCGCATAGACGTCAAGAAGATCGTCAAACTGAAAGCCATAAACTTCAGTCAAGTAGTCACTAAATTCGGCCACAGGATGAGCAGCGGAGCTGGTCACTGTGTCCTTGATATTCTGGACACCGCCCATTTCATGCATCTTCGAGGTGCGGACGTCGAAATGGGGGGTGGAAGAGAGTGTTTCAGCCGTTTCGACTAAAAGTTCCTTGATGGCAGGGACGTGCCTGTGCTCGTACGCAGCTGACAAATACTTGCCAGCCATGTAATCACGATCGTTGACCTGAGTATTGCGGTTACTCCTCAGGTTTAACTTGGCCAGTACACGTCCGAATTGTGGGACAGGTCGGCAACCAATGGTTGTGGTAACGTACCTTTTGCGATAAAAGGTAGCATGGTGACGGGATTTCTGGGGGACTACCTCTGCTTTCATGCCAGAAACAGAGACAACCTTCTCAATCCCAGACTTGACAGTCTCCTCATCACCAACCACGTATCCCAAATAGTCGTCGCCACCATGGATGTTCGTGCTCTTCTCGATCTGTGCTTCCTTCAAAGCAGCCTGGATCAAGACCATACTGACATAAGAGTTTCCTGTGGTGGTCGGCGTTTCGCCCGACCATCGCTGACCCTCAACCATGGCGCTAACGCCATACCGGGTCCACACTCTCACGCTAGTATTCTTAGCAAACTCACGAACAAACCACAGTGGTGCTCCCAATTTGTGGTAGAACATCGCCTCGTACTTGCGAAATTCTGCCGATTGACTCCCATCATTGTTCTTCATATCGCTCTCAATAGGAGTACCCTCAGCCTCGGAGAGAATGTCCCCCAAGGTCTCCCCAGATGAGCCACACGCATAAATTGCAATGTTGCCCACGTTCTTGGGGTTTTCCTTGGAGAACACTTTCTTCATCCTGTCGTTAAGCTCCATTACGACAGGACCCGTTATTGCGTTGTACATGTCAGTACCCTGATATACAACGCGCGGTTGTGACTGGTGTTCCTTCAAGAGCGCTTCTTGCTTCGCAAACACATGTTTTGTGTTGCCCTCATAACTCCACTCATGGCCTTCCAAGGCATCCATGAGCCGCT